TAGTTCTAAGTTAAAAGATGGGTAACGAACTGGCTAAGAAAATAGGCAGACCGCCTAAAATAAACGATGACTGCGTAAACAAACTAGAGCAGGCTTTCGCTATCGGTGCGACAGATACTGAGGCGTGTTGTTTTGCGGGGATAAGTCGCCAAGCGTATTACGTTTACGTTAAGAAGCACCCAGACTTTCTTGACAGAGTGAACCAGTTGAAGTCGAGGCTTCCGATGAAAGCCAAGACGGAGCTTGCGCGACTGATCCAGAACGGGAACGAGAAAGCTATTTTTTGGTACTTAGATCGGGCAAATAAGCGCAGCGAAAGTGAAGACGAAAATAAGCGAAGCGCGTTAGAGCTACAAGCGATACAAGCAGAAGAGCTAGACAGGTGCTTAAAGATTCGGAGCTACAACTCAGAGGAACTAGAGAGGGTGAACGAATATGCACTATGCGCTGCACAGGTTAAGCAGATGCGAGCAAAGCTGGCAGAGGAGGGTGAGACTTTATACAGCGAAAAAACGGGAGGCGTTTATACGAACCCGTTGTACAACCAGCTTCAGAGCGTCCAGAACCGCATGGATAAGTTAAGGGACGCGCTTTATCCGATGTCTAAAGAAGTAAAGCCCGTTCGGGACATAAGAGATGAGTTTATTTGATCACACGACTGACTACGCGAAGTCTGTGGTGAGTGGGAAGCAACCAGCTTGTCGATTCGTAAAGTTAGCATGCCAGAGACACCTTGACGACTTGGAGCGAGACTGGGACTACCACTTCGATGTAGAAGCAGCCAATAAGTTCTTTAGATTCTGTAAATACCTAAAGCACTACAAAGGAGAGAAGCGTGGCGAGGTCTTCGATTTAGAGCCGTGGCAGATGTTCGTCTATGGGTCAATTTACGGCTGGCTAGACAAGTCGGGGCACTGGAGGTTTAAGACGGCGTACATCGAAGTTCCGAGGAAGAACGGGAAGACGACGATGAGCGGAGCGGGAGCCTGCTACGACTCAGCCATTGCAGCTAAGAGCGGGTCAGAGGTCTACTGCGTAGCAACGAAGGAAGCGCAGGCGAAGCTACTGTTCAACGACTGCTTGGCATACGTTAATCAGTCTGAAGAGCTAAAGGCGATTTACTCCTGTGTCCTTAACTCTCTGTTCGTAAACGGAACTGCGAGAACTTCGTTTATTAAGCCCCTAGGGTCTGATTCTCATCGTTTGGACGGGCTTAACCCGCTTTCAGTATATGCCGACGAGCTACACGCATGGACGAAGCGCAGCTTGTGGGATGTCATGGAGGATGCGTTCGGGGCGCGGAAGCAGTACCACATGATCGCGATTACTACAGCGGGATACGACCGACACGGGATCTGCTGGGAAGAGCGTAACCACTTAGTGCGGATACTCGAAAAGCAAATTGAAGCAGATAACAAGTTCGGGATCATCTACACGGTAGACGAAGACAAGCAGGGTGACTGGGACGATCCAGAAGTGTGGGCTATGGCTAATCCGAACCTCGGAGTCGGGAAAGAGTTAGAGTATATGAGGCAACAGGTGGAGAAGGTTAAACAAGTCCCTTCTAAGCTAAACACGTTCCTTAATAAGCAACTAAACATCTGGACAGATGTAGAGCAGGCATGGATCGCTACCGACGACTGGAATAGTTGCGCTTCGCAGATGACTGAGCGAGACTTGCTCGGCAAGTACTGCTACGGAGGGATGGACTTAGCTAGAGTCAACGACCTCTCTGCTTGCGCGTATTACTTCCCAGCGCAGGAGGGGCTAGAGAATAACACTGTGCTGGTAGACTTCTTTATCCCGAACGCTAACCTGCGGGAGCGGATCGACCGAGATAGAGTCCCTTACGATCTCTGGTCAGAGTCAGACGCACTAACATTAACAGAAGGCAATACGACCGACTGGGACTTCATTAAACACTCAATAATGAAGCGCAACGGGCAGTTCGACATTCGGGAGTTCGGGTACGACAGGCACTTCGCTGGCGAACTTGTCTCTTCACTGGAGAAAGACGGGCGAGAGATGAAGGGGTTCGGGATGGGGTTCTTGTCGATGGCAAGCCCCACAGCAGAGTTTGAGAGGCAAGTCATAGGTAGAGAGATACGGCACTTAAACAGTCCAATACTAAACTGGAATGTAGCAAACACTATAGTAGTCTCAGACCCAGCAGGGAACCTAAAGCCAGACAAGGCGAGGTCTATAGATCGCATCGACGGGACAGTAGCAGTACTCATCGCGCTTGGCATGCACTTAAATCAGAAGGCAGATAAAAAGCCTAAACCATACAAGGATCGAGGGCTACGGATGCTATGAGCGACAACATTCTAATCGGGCGCAAGGAGATTGCCAGCTACGCGCAGTGCAGCGTCTGGACGGTTACAGCGATGATAAAGGCGGGGCTAGTATGCTCTGGCGGTAAGATAAAGGGCAAGCCTCCTATCGCTAAAACTACAGACGTAGACAACTTCTTTAGAGACAACACTGACTTCACAGCGAGAAGCTACCATAACTTAAAAAGGGAAAAAACAAATGGCTAAGTTACAAAGGACGACGAATACTATGAGTAAACAACCAAAGATTGAAACACTACCGACGGCAGAACTCATCCCATACGCGATGAACAGTCGGACGCATTCGGCTGATCAAGTCAGCCAGATCGCAGCGAGTATTAAAGAGTTCGGATTCACCAACCCAGTGTTGATTGATGCCGACAATGGAATCATCGCAGGACACGGGCGATTGCTGGCAGCGCAAAAGCTGAAGCTCGATGAAGTGCCTTGCATCCGACTCGGACATTTAACCGAGGCGCAGAAGCGAGCTTATGTGATCGCTGACAACAAGCTGGCACTTAACGCTGGATGGGACGAAGACGCGTTGAAGGTAGAGCTTGGAAGATTGCAGGAGGAGGACTTTGACATCGACTTGCTTGGATTCTCGGAAGAAGAATTTAATCCTATACTCCAAGAGCCAGACTTTGATGCGGGAACAGAAGAAGATCAGGGCAAACTTGATGAGTTAGATCCGAAGTTCGTCAAATGTCCAAGCTGCGACCATGTCTTTGATTCACGCAACCACGAACACAATCCATGAACAAGGCAGATTTGAAAATTGATTGGGCTACGCATGAGGCTGCGAAGTATGCTTGTGAGCATTGGCACTACTCTAAAAGCGTTCCAGTTCCTCCGCTTGTCAAAATAGGCGTTTGGGAGCGCGGTAAGTTTGTAGGGGTTGTTATTTTTTCGCGAGGCGCATCGTCTAATTTAATGAAACCGTATAACCTTACTCAAGATGAAGGATGTGAACTAACTAGGATTGCACTAACTTCACACACTACTCCAGTTTCGCGGATTGTTCGCTTGGCAATGCAGTTCCTCAATCGAAATAGTCCAAAATTAAGGTTGATTGTATCTTTTGCTGATCCTCAATACGGTCATCATGGTGGCGTATATCAAGCAGGGAATTGGATTTATGCTGGCGACACTTCTGCTGGGCGCGAGTTTTGGCACAAAGGCAAGCGGCTTCATTCTAGGCAAGTTAGTGAAAAAGGATGGAACATTCAGCAAGGCGTAAAAAGAAAAACCGTAAAACCCAGCGAATGCAAAATTTTGAATACACTTGGCAAACACCGCTACCTCATGCCACTTGACAAAGGAATGCGAAAGCGCATTCTACCCTTATCAAAACCTTATCCTAAACGCGCATCAAGTGAAACCAGTGACACAGCCGACTTCCAGTCGGACAAGGGCGGTGCAACTCCGACCGATGCGCTCCAATCTTCAGATTGCTAAAAAGAATACAGCGATAACGAGACAGAATATAAGAAGCAGATGTTCGAGGCAATCTGCCCAGAGTGCGGAGCGGAATTTGACGTTAGACGTTAAAATTGTCTACTAAGCCCTAACAATAATAGCCCGCATTCTTAATACGTTTGCGGGTTATTTATGGGAATGAGTGTCAATTATTTTAATTATTTTTGCAAATAAAGTTGACACAAGGGGGTCGGCAGGTAGTTTGTTGTGTATCGAAAGGCGCAACGCCGACGAAAACTACACACACAACCACTATGAAAACCATGAAAACAAAACTAGACATCCTTCAAGCTATTGACGACTTCCGTAAAAATTCCGATCACGGCATACAAGTAAGGAAGCAGTATATGAAGGGTTCGGATTTAGAGCTACGCACAAAGAAGAGCGATCACATTGCCCAGTGGTCAGACGAGCTTTTGAATATGATTATACTCACAAGAGACTTAAAAGTCGTGCAACTAATCGGATCAGAGTGCAACTGGAGATAGATCGAAAACACAAAACAAAACCACACACAATACACACCATGAAAACAATCACCACTAAAGCCAAGCAATACGATGAGGATGGTTACATCCAAAAAGAGGGGGTTACAGTCTGTGACCTAGGGGACACAATCACCATCGGAGTAACTGAGCATAGCAAATCCGACCTGATTACGACTGAAGGCAAGATCGATTCAAAAACCGCAGGATGGACTGTCCAGTGGTAGCCAAAAACCCAACGAAAGAAAAATATGAAA